TATATAGATATACACCACCGCCAACAACGGTAAGAGATACAACGCTAGACGCAATAGCAAGTACATTGATAATTTTTTGCATGATGTTTACTTAGAATCTGGGACGATTTTCACAGGACCTGATTCAATCCTGATAGTTTGTGCGGGAGCAGTCTCTGATGCCTTAGCAATAAGGAACTCCATATCCTTCTTACTTATGTTAGCACTGCTGTCAGGATCACCTGGTTTCTTTTTCTTACCCCCAGTTTGGACGCCAAAAGTTGCTAGTGTACCTGTAAAGACGCTGGCTATGAAAGTTGGATCAATCTTTTCTCCTGCATCATAACCTGGTATTTTAACGTAGTTCAAAGTTAAAATTCCTGCTGACCAGATGAGAACGATTACTCTTATTAGAGTTGCCAAGTATGCCAGTTGCTCTTCTTTATCTTCAGCAAGTTCTTTAAACTTACCTAGAGGTCCTTTCGGTTTCTCTTTTACTTCTGCCATAATGTTTACTTTTACTCCTTATTATCTATAACATATAGATTTCCACTTATTGAGATGCGTGTATTGTCTGTTGTATAGAAGGGATTGACTCCATGATTGAGTCTAGCAGGGAAGAATACTATCTTCCATTCCCATGTTTTATCTACATTTATATACGCTGTATCTAATCCACCAAGTGCTGTATTGTATTGAAACATGAATGACGCTGTTTCATTTCCACTAGTTTTAGGATATCTTTTTCTTTCCTCTTCTAAGTCATATGGTATATGAACCCAGATTACAAAGGAGAATATTCCACTGTGTATATGTAGAGGATTGAAATCATATCTCTTTTGATAGTTTACCCATAGTCTTTGTAGTTCAAAGTCACTATTGTTTATATCATGCATTTTCTCTGCCATACCCATAGCAGGTTGAAAACCAAACTGTTTAACGTATTCATATGAAAGGCATCTAGTAAAAGATTTAATCTCCTTAGTTAAAGGTAGATGCCACTCTTCTTCTAGATGACCTCTTAGAGAGTCTCTAGCATCATTCTCAGAAGACTTCTGCAGTTCATACATACTCTTCTGTAGTTCTGCTACAACAGGAGATGGAACTTCTGCCAATAGATATCCAGGTGATTTTAACCACTGGACGTGATACTTAAAGTCACTCATTCTGCAGTGCGTTTCTTTCCTATATTATATTTTGATTCTAATGTCCACTCACCTTTTTCTTTATATGCTATAACTTTGATTTGACTTAAAGGTGCGACTTCTTTTATTTCTGTTTCCTGTACGATCTCTACAAGACCCCAATCAGATAGTAGTTTGATAATTCTATTTCTTCTTTGTACATCATTGTCTGATAGGTTTGCTTTCTTTCCGTCTAATGCAAATAGTTCTTTAAAATGTACAATGTAGTATTGTCCTTTCTTATGGAGGATATGACATGATTGATAAAGTTTTCTCTCTTTACGAGATGCTACCCCTATCCTTGTAAGTGTTTCACGAACTTTCAAAAAATCATCAGGTTCTTTGAGGTTCACTTCAATCATATTATCTTTAGTCCATTCCACTTCATTCATCTTCTCTTACCCCCNTTGTTCAGTTTGGATTTAATGTAGTCTAGTTGTGTAGGAGATAGGATGCGTAANGCTTGCTTTGCCTTTTCATTACTATAACCATAGTATTGTTTGACAACATCAAGATCTTTCACCTTATCCTGCTTGCCCCAAGGAGAGAATCTCTTCCTAGGTCTGANTATATGTATATAAAAATCATACTGTAAACGCTTATCAATCTCAGGGTGTATGTTCATCTCATTGGCATACAATACAGTATCCATATGATGTGACATGCACTTGTTGATTATGTAAGGGGGATAGTTCTTTTCCCAACCAGGATCTTCAGTTTTAAATACAGACTTCTTGTCAAGGTTGATAGAGTTGAGGTATGCTGAGAGAGGATACCGATCATCATATGCCATAATTTAGTAGTAAGAGTTCTTTACGTTTTTGTTGTTCTTCCATATAATCACCTGTCGATCTCATTGTATATGTGTGATCGTATTCTTGTACCTTCCATCCTTTGAATCTTTCTTTGATCAATCTATCTGAGTTATATGATACCATCTGGTCACAATCACATGCTGCACATTTACGATAGAATCTATCATGGTCAAACCCTTTGTGCATATCTCCTTTGTGTCCATAAAGATTATCTTTAATAGCATAAGGAGGATCTAAGTATATGAATGCATTAGGATCATCAGTTAATATCTTCTCAAATGAGAAGTTAGTTATGTGCCACTTCTTAATGATCTGTGCATAGTAAAGAAGATTATCAATACCTTTTATTGAAAAGTTTGAGTCACTTGCTTGAGCAGAGAATGATGATGATTCTGTTAGACCACTGAAAGAACATTTATTTACAACGTAAAAAGATACTGCCTTATGAAATGGTTCACTTGTCCACTCATCCCTTTTAAGATAATCCTTTGCATCATTGAAAAGAACTCTAGCAGAAGATGGATCAGGGTGTCTTTGTTTGAGTTGTATTAGTTCGTTCCTGACTTTCTCTCCTGATATCTGTAACTGTTTCCAAAAAGTATATAGTGGTTCATATAAATCATTTACCCATACATCTAAGTGAGGATACATTGTAGTAATGTATATCGCTACAGATCCACCACCTAAAAAAGGTTCACGAAACTCTGTATAATCATTAAAACTGGGGAAGTGTTGTGCCATCTTTTTTACAGCACGAGACTTNCCACCAGGATATCTTAGTGGTGTTTTAAGATTCATTTAAGAATACGATGCCAGGAGGATAGTCACGAAAGTCTCCTTTTGGAGGAGGAACGATAGGTTCATATGTACCTCTAGGTCTTACATCAGGATAGTTATCAATCAGAGCTTCAACTGCTGTATCAAACCATCTGTTCATAGATCTTGCCATAGCACGATAAGATGTACCGACATATATTTGTCCTGATACAACTGCTATAGTTGCTATACCCCAGAAAGAATAATACCATCTGGATTTTACTTGTGCTCTCACACGTTCACGTTTAGTCATCATGATCATCCCAAGGATCTGTTAAATCCTTATTAGTAAAGAATCCTCTTATTATACCATAAGCGGTTAAAATTGCAAATGCCCCGACTATGATCGCAACAAACTGTCCTGTTTGATTCAATCCTGCAAAGTTACCATGAGGTATCATTGTGTCATAACACTTTGCTATTTTCTCTGGATCATTCCATGTACCAGGTAATGTATATACTGGTGGGCATGATAGGAAAAGATTCATTTAAAGTTACACTCCATCATAAGTTGAGTAAGACAGGCAAGAAGATTTACTTCTTGATCTGCTACGAATGCAGATTTATATTGATAGTCAGCAATGATTAGAACTGCTGCTGCAGTGCTAGGACCATCCATAATACCTGTAAGGTTATCGTATATAGTTCTCATGATAGATGCAGGATCTGAATCTAGGTTTTGTTGTACCCATGCTTTCACATCATTGAACTTTTTATCTCTCATGCTTTCGCATAGAGTATCGATTTTTGCATCACCGAGTGTTGCTAATATTCCTGTGTCTATGCTACCTGTAGAAGCATATCTTTGAAGTTCATTTAATGTTCTTCTAAAGTCAGGAAAATACTTTTGGATTACTTCTGCAACCACTTTGTTTGAGAAGGTGACTTTCTCTTTAGTAAGAATGTCACGACATCTATTAAAGAACTCAACACATAATGCCTGTTTNCTTTTACCACGAACATTGAAATCGATTACAGTTGTTCTACTGTGTAGAGGTTCTATAATCTTGTTCTTAAAGTTACATGTAAAAATAAATCTACAGTTCTTTTGGAATGTTTCTATCGATGCCCGAAGTAAAAGTTGTACATCTGGGGTAGTGTTGTCTGCNTCATCGATGATAAGGATTTTGTGCTTTGCTCCACCTGTAAGAGATACAGTCGCAGCAAAGTTTTGTGCTTGGTTTCTAACGGTATCGAGGAATCTCCCCTC